TTTTCGACAATTGCCGGCACAGTACCGCATGTCATCGACACGTCAATGATATTGGCCGACAAGGTTTTAGGAACAGCTGTGAGCTGAAGATTAACCAAATACCTAGCACCGCCAGTTAACCCAGAAACCGTCACCTTGTTGTTGGCAGAGGTCGCAGTCAACACAGAATTTTCAGATCCGTCTACCGTATTCAACGGGAACGCGGTTTCCGTTGTACCGACTTCTGACGGCCCAGTAGCCTTGTACATTGTAAAGTAGTCAGCCTTCTTCGCATCAATCTGCAACTTAGCGGCATTATCAATCTCAGTCAACACGATACCGTAGTTAGTCACTATTGCACGCGAAGCCGGAACGATGACAAATTCGTAATAGGGCGCGGTGGTTCCGGTATGTTCGACATAACGGAACTGTAGGTTTGTAGTTTTATCGTAAAAGATTATATTGTCTGCTGGTTTACGTTCATCGCCAGACTGTGTTGGCGATGCATATATGCCGATCATATATCCATCTTTATCTACGCCAGTGAAGATAGCTTTCGATGGATTGGTCGTGTCCATTGTACCATACATGATGTCGTCCACATAACCCGGAAGCATATACGACGGAATTTTTCCGGCAGAGTTACGCATTGCGATTCGGCTCATAGGAATATACATCGTACCATCGTCAGGACCCGGATACACAGTACTCGAATCGTTACCGCTTGGAGACCGCTTAATTGAATCAGCCGCAATAAGCCATGCGTCCGCCTCACTACTCGGCGGAGGATTCGATGTATCTGGCTGAACAGGATTCACTGAATCCCATGCAGCACGAGACATAATATTTTCTATCTCTTCCGAGGACATCCTCGAAAGTTCACGGAACCGTTTTGGAGCTTGCGTAATAGCCATAAGTCCTCCTAATCTCTGTCAATATCTTGTTCATATTCGCCAGCACCGTATCCTAAGTACTTTTCAGTACTTGCTCCAGTCTTGGCCTTGAGTACGTCAGTACCTGGGTTAGCCTGTCCTTCCGGAGTATGGTACAACAAGTACGACTTCGCCATATCGACTTCCGGATTAACTTCGTTTGGCAAGGCATATTCGATTTCACCCGGTCGAGGGAAATCGAACATAGAATACAATGTCGGGTCAGATATGTTGCCACCATATCTTGACTGCAAGTCGTTTTCTGGATCAGCACCAGCAGCATACCTTTCACTATCAGCAAACGGCGGAATGTCGGTTCCTGGCAATACACTGACAGCTGGGCGAATATACTTGCGTACGCTCCAGAAGTTTGCATGAATTCCGTTATCCGTAGTAGGTGCCTGTGCATCTAACGAAGTGTGGCCTCCGGTAACATTTGCTGGAGGATACAGTCCTATACCACCATCGACCGGCGTCTTGTAGGGACGTTCCAAATATCGCAATGGACTTAGAGACGAACTGTCGGAGCCAAAGTCATACGCTGCGTTCAACTTCCCATAATTTGCGTCCTTCGGATTCGATGTGAGATTATATACACCATCACCAAGGAACGGCACACATCCAAGCGTAATATCCATAGGCGGTATACGGCTGTACGGAGTGTACAAGTGGCTACGGTATGAGTTGAAGCCACTGCACGCAGAATTTCTCCACAGTGGACGCATCAGATCACGTTCGACCGTTGTTCCATCCTCAAGCTTTTCCGTATACTTACCGTCAGGATGTATTGTTCCGTCTACATCATATATCGACTTCCAAGTCTGCGTAATCGCGTCATTTCCATACAGAGGCGACAAGTAGTTAGTCGGATACTGACGATAGTCAGTAGTGTACCAACGACCAGCCTTTTGCGAGAACGTAAACTGCATAAATACACGAGTATAGGTTTCATTCGCGTACTTTGGCACTTCGATTTCTTCGGTCTCGACGGTAACGGTCTTGTTTTGGTCGACATACGGAGGAACCGATATTGACACAGACGGATAGTTTACGTAAGCTCGGTCAAAGTTAGGATCGCGAGTAGGCCCTTCAATATAAGCAAAGTTATCGTCAATATAACGGTTGACAATATCGTTACAGTCGTGCATCCGCTTCACACGTTCAATCGTACGGATATAAATCGGATCTGTATCTACCGGCAATTCGCCATGATGCAATAGCACACGATTTCCTTGGTAAATATGCTTTGCCAATCCGGAACCGAACGCAGTTACATACTTTCTGATAAATTCGGTAAGTGCGTCAGAAGTAGGCATTACAGTAGATACGTCGGTAAACTTGTCGATAGCTGTAGAGTTGTTAAAACGGTACATCTGAACAGCATCAGATGACATGAACGGATACTGTGCCGGATTAAGTGCATCGGCAACAGTGGTTCCAGTCAATTTCGGCACTGGGGTAGAGTCTATCGAGCTAATGTTAGTGAACGGATTTGCCCAGTCATACGCAATTCTACCATCAGCAAGATTTCCTACATTCTTCAAGTCCATGTAGTCGTCGTTAGTCTTGAGCGCAAGTACCGTCTCGGCATAGCGTCGTATATCATTAACAAGTTTGCGATTGCTCTTGTGGACAAGTTTTGTATTTGTCCATATACTGATAACACTATTGGTTGAATAGGAATCACATTTATCCGGAGTACCAGTAACTGTGCATGGTTCCTCGTCAGTGCATGCGCTAGACTCATATTCACTTGCCGCCGATGATCCATATGGCGAATCAACCACATAATCGAACCAGTCATCAAAACTAGACGTAAATAATGACGGAATGCGTGTGGCAAGTTCATCTGTATATGAGTCGGCCTTCGTGACATATTCAGGCAGACTTCGTAAGTTACTATTCCAAGCAGACTGAATAATATCCTTCTGCCATGCATTTGCATCGGTTTCATTCGGTTGATTTGTATTGCCAACGACGCTAGTACCGGCAGCTGGCCAATCTGTAAATTCGCTATTGATATCGATACCACCGATTTTTACACGAGCCTTCTGATTAGTCTTGCATGATAGAATACGCATGTGCAAAAAGTCGGAAATAAACATCTTAATCGCTTTCGATGCTTGTCGAACCGGATTGCCATATGGGAGCGTAGTAGGTGTATTTGTAACTTTGAATGGAAATACAACTCTAACAACACTGCCAAGTGATGTCCAAGTATTTCCAGTCATATAAGAAACTGGGCATGACAAGGCGTCAATACCTACGTCACCGTCGCCGTAAATTTCCGTCTTGAACGCTTCGACCAATTTCTTGTTCTGTTCATAAATCATATGAAGTAGAGAATTCGGCCCAGTTTCGAACTCGTCAGTCCAACTACTTCCAATATGTGCGAGTTTCCTACGGCCATTAAGCGCCCAAGGGAACGTACTAGTAGCGGTCTGGTAGACTGTAGCAAGAACGTACCGTTTGTCGCTATGTTCAAGCTGTGTACGCCCAGCCTCGTCAGACTCGACTGCATAGAACTTGTTATACTGATTAAGTACACCTTCATCGCCGGTACCGGCATCACCACGAAGAACATCTTTGGAACGGCTAACAAGGCCCATCTTGGTAAGAGTCGGGTTATCGTCGTCATCAAGATAAGCCATACCACAAATGGTAAATACCTTGTCATTCCATCCCCGGCCTCCTACATGGTAAGGGAACGTCCCACTAAATTCAATACGAGTTTCAGTATCCGATGGATAGGATGTAATGTGTCCGTGCGCGGTAAATGTCCTACGGTCTCCGATACCATTGGCCGAACTAACAACTATATTAGCACGGACTGCGGTATTCCACGGAAGTACTTCCGACCCGTCATTTGACATCGCCTTAGCACTGGAAACCAACGTATATCCATCGCCGCTACCAGGTAAAACGCTAGTAATAGGCAGTTTCTTATTACTGAATTTTTGAATACCGCCCATGACGTATACACGAGGCTGTGACATCGCGGCATAATAACCACTCATGGCCTCAACAGAATCTGCATCACCGAACGCTTGTGGATTTACGTTCTGGATAGACACCGTAATGTCTACGGTCTCGCCATCCTTCGTATCGAGCGTTGCCGGTAAATGTATGAACAACGGTTTTACTACGACAGAACCGTCTTCATACCCATCCTTGTTCACAATCGTCTCATAATTCGGGTACAAGACAACATGATGCCGGTTAATGAACACGTGGTCATATTCGGGCTCTGCGTCTGGGTCATCTTGCTCGATCTCGCGATTGAACTCAAGGTTACCTAGACCGTCAGCATCTCCGATATCAGCGTGCTTCACAAGAGTGATGTTACTGGTATCAGTAAGGGCCTTGAACACCGGACTTGATTCGGTTTCGGCGACATGAGTAAACGGCCAGTCACGAGGAAGTGCCGATATATTAGTTGACGTTTCAGAATCCCATCGAGTTCCATACGCCCATTTCAACCAAGGGTGAAGCGTTCCGTCGTTTTCATCATAGTCGTCCTTGGGCAGCTCATCCTTTGCACTGGAATTATCGAAGCTTGCCTTGTACATGCGACCTAAGCCGAATCCACTTACAAACAACGGGGCCTTGCCATTGCCGATATTAACTTGGCCATCAGTCGTAAACCAGTCAATAAATCCACCGTCGCAGTCGCTGATAGACATCGACTTGGTTCCAAAGCTAGTGACCTCGCCAACCTTCTTGTCTGTATAGTCATGTACCTCTCGATGAGAATAGGTCTTACGATAATGGTCGCAACAAGGCACATTGTCATTTACCGTAGAATCATTGACTATGTCATACGGGTCTTCGGTGTCATCCGTGCTAACATGACCGGTTGCCTTATAAACAACGTCTTCCGAATAAAAGTATACACCATTTTCGGCTGGATTCAACTGATTCTGAATGTCAATGTATACTCCATCTTCAGGAAGATTCAGCGATACGTACAAGTCGAACGGAATATCATCGGACTGACTCGGACTGGAGTCCGTTAGGATATAGTCGTTATCATTTTCCGGAATGTTAGTGGTAAACGTAAACGTATCGCAAGGATAGGAACCGACTGGTTCTATATTTCCGCTGATAATACACTCAGGAATTCGTGTAATATCGAGTGTATCAGCAGTATTCGCTACGAATCTTGACGTAGACGCATTCCATAAACCGACGAACTCCTCGCTTACAGCATCATTCAAAACCACCGTACACACATCTGATTCAATCTTGAACGATTTCAACTTCAAGTTAATGAAGTCATTGTTTATCACTACATTATACGAAGGAGCGTACACAATGCTCGATTCAGTAACGGCCACGTTACCATGGGTTACGTCGAAATCCAAGTGCATCGTAATCGGATTACCGTCTGGGCACTTGCTATTGTTCTGCGCAGGGAACGCCAATCCACCTCGACCATCATCGAAAATCGGCCTCGACTCAGGCCACGTCACATAGCTATGGATCTTGTCTTCTTCCTTGATGGTTTCGGCCATATATGTACAGTACTAAAAAGCTATACGCAGTTTATCAGTTCATTGCGTATAGCCTTAATAATTAAGCACGATTTCAAGCGTTATTCATCCAGCTTCAGTATCTGGTTACGGTATTCCTCCGATGTATGAATCGCGGAAAGGTCGTAATTACTGAACGGATTCTGGTATAATGGGAACCCAGCGGTCTCTACTCCGTACGCCTTCGCTTCTGACGGATCTACGAAACCATTCGGCGACATGAATACATGGTCGGGGAATTGGTAGTAGTCGTACGTTTTCCATCGGCCCTCGGATTGAGAATAGATAAATCGAGCCTTGTAGCAGACTGGCTTGTCAGGCACGCCTACATTCTCCGAGAACACATAGAAGTTGGTCAAACGGGCCATACTGAACTTAGCTATAGGCTCAACGGTATTGACACTGAACCCATTGATAAGATATTCACTGTAGTCCGGCACGCTGTATACATAGATGTGGGACTTGTTTATGATTAAGTCGTTTACTTCACGACCGTCATACTCATGATTTGGCCAGATATTGAACAAGAACTCGAATATCATTCCATCACGAGGATCGTGGGTAGTATTGGTTTCGTCAGTCACCTTTACCGGAAGCATTATACACAAGCCTTGGTCTAGGTCGGGACCATCGTAGTTTACTATGTTCTTATACTTGACATCAACATCAAAATGGTTGAACACCATCACGGCGGAGTAGTCTTGCTTACAGTACGCACTTTTCTGCACAGCAGTCTCATAAGAAGTACCGGCCGCCCATTTCGCCGTACGTGATTCTGGATAATTTGCATAGTTACTCGTCGAGAAAATATCCATGCCAGTAGGTTGCTTAGTTTCTGAACCCGGATAAGACACGCTGCCGACAACTGAAATTCGAGTATTCTCATCTGACTCGGTGTCAGGCGACGCATTGCGAAGCATGATACCGTTTATGTCGGTGTCAGCCGTAGCACGGATAGTTCCAGAACCGGTAATATTCACGTTTTTCAGTCGGACAGGAAGACAGCTTTCCCATGAATCGGTAAAGAATGACCAGTTGTCCGGATTCAATTCAGGTACAGTAGGATCTGGGTCTGGATCATCCTGATTCTTCTTCGTATAATGTAACGACGGAGGATTCACCGGATTGTCCACAACGGCAATATAGAACTCGCCGTCATGGTATACCAGTGTTCCCTTCGGATACGATTTCGACGGAGTATAAATATCGCATAATTTACTGTACCCAGAAGTGTTATTGTTGAGATTTACCGATCGGCCAGTTTCAACCAACGGATTTCGCACGTACACACCAGGCATAGCCGAATTCAAGCAACAGATCATCACGTCATCCGCATATGTACCGCTTACATACGTATCAGTAGTTTCGATGACAACTTTCTTAGCATTATAAGGCGGATTACCGCCCTTCGGCGTGGTCACATCGTCATCAAGGCCAGTAATATCGCCAGTAGTGCGGTACAGCTGAATTTTATGCGTATCAGAGACATAGTCGCGGAAATACAAGCCGTCAACGTAACTGTGAATGTAATTGGCCTCAGACTCCATATCGTACGTACCTGGCAACGATTCTGACGGTGTAGCCGTGATTTCGTCATATACTGCTACATCTTGGTACAAGGCCCACGTAGTTCCGCCAGCGTTCATTACATTTACTCGCACCTTCATCAAGTCGTCCTTCGCAACCGAAATCTTCACTCGGTTTGTATACGAGAACGACTTTGGCTGAAGCAATGTTTCGGACGCAATTGAGCCGTAATTCTTGTCATAGTAATACTTCGTATGTATGACATAGTCAACAAAGTACGGCGAAGTGCGAGTCGCAAGACGGACTGTAATGTTGTCCATCTTACTCTGATCCCACTGGGTCAACGCATTCATTATCGAGTTGTAATTATACTGGGAAATTGCAACGTCGCCAGTAATGTGTTCGAGCGGATTTATATCAAGAATGCTATAACTATTGGGCATAATCAACAACTCCTTCAATGTATCCAGAATATATCGTGTCATGTGGAGATCCTAACCAAGCATCCCCAGTCCATGCCATGCCGATCTGGAGCATTGTAATGTTAGTCATCTCTTGATAGGATGGGTACGTAGTATTGGCATAGTTTACTGCTGGAGTTGCAATACCGTTATACAACCGACCAGTTACATATACAATGTTCCCACCAGTATATTCTAGTCTTCCATGGAATGCACTATTTACACCGACGTTATTGTACACTTCTCTAATTCGCGTTCCGATAATAGGATCAATTGGAATATAGAATTCAAATGTATCACAGTCATCAAAGTCAACAGCACTACTTGCTGGTGCCGCGTGCGGAACATTATAGGAATACGATACTGGCAGCGCACTATAACCTTTAAGTATATCGGTATGCATGGCAAACTCAAAACGCAGTCTGCCATTTGAATACAGCATAATTACATTCTCAAACACTGGTTGCCATGATACAACATGATTAGAATTCAGCGTCATCATGTATATTGTTCTTAGGTCAGTCCGTTCGGTTATCGATCCAGTCGAGAACTTAGACGTATGCAACGATGTATACGTTCCGGTTGTAGTATTGGCTAAGTTGTGGGTATAACTATAATATACACCACTTCCAAATACGTTACCATCGCCATATGCTAAATAGCTAATCCCATTCATAACCCCGGCTTTACGGCTACACATAAACATCCACGGGTTTACCGCAACGCCGTCCAAGTAATACGAACCGATCAACTGATTGATATTACTAACCTTTCCGGCCGCATTAGGCAACGACGTCGGACGTATTAAAATAGTCGCATAGGGAGTAGTAGAAGTCGGCGCTACAGCGTCTTTTTTACTATAATCAGTGTCTGCTGCCAACAAGGAATACAAGTACGGATCCAATTTCCAATATCCCACCGCGTTTGGATAATCCGGATTAGGATCAACACCAGCAGCGTCGGGTGTCATTCCAGTTGGCGGAGCTCCATTACTGTAACGGTATCCTAGCACGCCACCATTCTTTCCTGTAATAACTGATGTCCTGATATCGCTCTTGATATCGGATAAGTACGCAAGCTCTTCACACAGAACATTAGTATTAGTGTATGTCGAGCTCGGATCAGACGGGACGTGATGCACTTCACTAACAAGCACTAATGGATGCGGATTGGAATCGGAGCCCTTTAACGTGCCGTTATAGTAGCTTGACGACATCTTACCCGGAAGAACAATCTGTGCCAGGTCATATATATTTTCACCGGTGGCAGAACCAGTCTTGATGCTGGACGAAATCACATGATACGAACCAAAGTATGGGTTAGACTGCGCCTTCTTGTACGGATCAACAAACACAGACCACATGGTGTTATTCGTCTTATCTGCATACATGAAACCGGAATCGGTAATGGTATCAATTCGTCTAGCATTCAACTTGTGAGGTTCGACACCATCATCTGTAGGCTGTACGGCGAGTGCCTTGTTCGTAGAAGCATTAATCCTGATATTTCCGCCATCAAGGATTATATAGCCACTCGGTCGACTTGCATGTATATAGACATTCGATCCGTGAATACCAGCATAGTCTTTTGCCCAAATCGTAATACTTCTGTCATAACCAGGATGTGTTGAAGATCGCGTCCAGTTGTTATAGAAATCCAACCAGTTGTTGTCAGCGTCCTGTGGGCCGTCTTCCAAGAATGAACCAGTGTGTAGAGCTATACCGCCGCGATCAGAGCAAAGCTCGGCCCATACGGTCTTGGTCTGGCCATTGTAATCGGTAAACGGTTCATAAATATGCAATCCAGTCCATCCAATAGCGAACGCACTATGCTGATGGAACACTCGCATCAACGCTTTAGTATCGTCATTTTTCTTCGGATCGAGAGAATAGGAATATACGCCTTCATACTTTTCTACATTATCAGATATGTAGTCTTCGTCGTATACCTGGTTTGTCGACCATTCCGGGTCGCCATGTAAGTACGACGTTGTATACGCGGATATACCAGAAATGATGTAGGAATTACGTGTCACTGACATATAGCTGTATGTCGGTGAAACGACCAAAGCATTGCTCCTATGATAGTCACCTTGAAGCTGGCCACCCTCATAAATGTAGGAAGAACCGCTACCGACGATAAACCGAGGACGGAGCAGTTCACGGTTTGACGTACCGAGAACCGTCTGATAACTACCAGCTGAAATGTTGTTGTAACCAAATACACTAGCACCTTCGGTGTCCATCGAGATGTCACGGTCTTTCGTCAATGTAGTCAATTTATCAAATAACTTCGGATAGTTTACGGCTACGACTCTGCAAATTTTTCCTGCATAGACAGAGTTGTTTCCCAGACCATAGATGTTAGCAGAGGTAAGCTCGGTGTCAAGAGTCACTTTGACTCCTATACGACTACCACTCTTGTTCTTAACATCGTCTATAGAAACGACACGTGTAGTCACCGGGGCTGTCGCTTTCTGATATACGCTATTACCTGTCTTAACATAAAACGCATACAGACGGACTGTATCACCAACCTTAAAGTCGAAGATACTTGTTGCACCGCCTTTCCATCCACTACTAATACGGTTTCCATACCCAATGCCAGACAGAGTAATATCCGTATCAGTCACGAAAATCTGATTTGGGCCAAGCGAAAATTCGTCTGTGGTGACAGCCGAATCCTTTCTATCCAATACATAATGGCAACCACCGATATCTTGAACCGGTGCACACTCAGTATCGATACTGTCCCATGAACCGTTAATACTACGAGTAAAGTCGTAGCTATAGCCACCGGTGTGGTTATTACTATTCGCGGCAAAACTTACCGAAGACACAACGCTATTTCGCGTACCAGTTGCGAAGCAATATGTATCGGCGATATCATTATAAAGACCGCCGACAGCGGCTGAGTATCCATACATTACATAGTTGTTAGCTCCACCAAGCGAAACAGATGTAGCTCCTACAGCATGATTGTTAATTCCGTATGCCACGCTGTAATTACCATAAGCAAACGAGTTATGGCCTCCTTCGAGTGAATACAACGGAGATGTAGAATATGCCGAATTTGCATAGTAAGTGGAAGCATGTCGGTTGTAGGATTCAGTGTCTTGGTCTCCAAGCAGTACCCTATCTGCATGAACAGTGAATACTCGGTCTATATCGTATAGCCATGATTCACCGCCAGCCGTATGTGTATTGCCGTCACCCTTGTAACCCAGAGTATCCATGGAGTAGTATCCGCTGGGGAACAAGTACGAATCATACTCATCAAACGTCTTGGTCGATAGATTCTCGTCATATATTGGCGTACGGATGCTGACCGGAATCGGTGCAGTATTAGTGAACCACTTCGGATTCTCGACAGCCCAAATCTTGTCAAGCCAATACTGGTCTTCCGAATTGGAATTATCCGAATTCATCCACATAATCTGAGCATGCTTGACTAACGCACTCCATACGGTAGCACTGGCTGGCTTATTCGTTTCGGCATGCTTCTGCTCGACCTTTTCAATCAATTCGTAGAATTTTTCGCCATTATCGCCGGTATCGAATCCAGTAGCTTCCCATTCCTCATAAAAGTCGGCAATAAGGTAGATATCCTCATGACTCAAAACAATCGGTGTATTTGCTCGATTAACGGTAAATCCATCGCTGGAGCTTGCCGCCATGACTGAACGGATAAGTGCGTTCAGTACACTTCGAGAGTTCCATGTCAATACGTCAAGCTGCTTTGTCAATTCGTGTAGATTCGCGCTCATATACGTTCCAGACGGTTTGTTGATAGTTTATCAGTTCATGGATTATAAAAAAATCCGGGAAATACCCGGATTCATATCAGTTCATGTTTTGGTACAGCGGCGTACCGAAGTCTCCCATGGAGTTGTTCATCCGGCCCATGTACTGCCCACCGGCCATTGACGTGGCGTAGTCCTCGATACACGGGGCTATAGGTTGCATATTGCTGTAGATGGACTTGTTCTCGGCCTCCTTCAGCATTTCCAAGTGCCTATGCCTGTCGTATATCTCAGGGTTAATCCACATGTGTGTCGGTCGCACTACACGGTTGACCTCAAGCAACTTTTCGAGACACTTGACAGCCATCTTGTAGTTCTGCACGGCGTACTGGTACTTCGCACGGTAATAGTAGCCTTCCGGACGTGTAGGGGCTTCCTTGATGAACTGTAGCGAACGGTCGTTAAGGACGTCGTACATTTCCTCTCGGAGAGCGATGTCGCAGATAGCCTCAAGAGACTTGTACCGTTCCTCGTTGTTGTAGTCCGGGAACTCGTCCACGGCAACGATATACCAGTCTATAGCGGTAAACAGGTCATTGATGTCGCGGGCTGAATTACCGAGATAGAAGGCCACACGCTGGGTGTGCTCCTTGTGCCATTCCTTCATCAAGCCCTTGACGTTTCGTGAGATGTCCCTACAAGTCTTGTAGTTACGGATACGGAACTTAGTGGTGACCACCTGGGCGTCCGGCGCATTGTTCACGATGTACTCGTGGATAGAGCAGTGGAACTCTGCAAATTCCCTCGGAGCGATCCTTATGCGAGGGAAGGCGAACGTACGGTCGACTTCCGTTAGCATGGTGATGCTGGCATGTGGAATCTTGTTGACGATCTTGTCGAAAGCCTTTCGCACCTCGTACGGCTGGGCCACCTCGTCGTTCACGTCTACCCACATGATATAGTCGAGGGTAGCCTTCGATATGGCGAAATTCTTCGCCGCACCGAAGTCAAAAATGCCGTCCTCGTCATGGAAACGACGACCGGCATTGACAAGGACAATCCTAGTGTTCGGATGCTTCTCATACCATCCGCGAACCAGTTCCATCGTACCGTCGGTGGAACCTGTGTCTACAATGACATACTCGTTCACAAGCGGAAGTAAAGCGTCGAGACACCTCACGACGCTTTTCTTACCGTTGCGGACGACGATGCATCCGCTAAGTCCGGCCATACTAACCCTCGGAAATCATCGGCTCAAGTGCGGCGTACACAAGCCAGCCGTTACCGCCCACGATTTCTGGGATTTCATCCGGCTTGACCGTCTTAATGACGTATTCGTCTTCCTCATCAAGGAATTCGTTACGCTTCTGGTCAATCTGGGCGACTTCGTCAAGGAGATCCTTGTATTCCTTGTTGAGGTCGTTGAGACGGCTAATGAGCAAGTCGTGCTTGTCAGCCGGCATAACCTTCGGATCTCGTGAGTTGATAATACTGTCACGTTCTTCGACGGAAAGTCCACCAAAGCCTTCACGAACGGTTTCACCCACTTCGTTGATGATGGCGACACGCTTGTTATCGTATTCGCTGTACTGTTCCGGATAAGGGTTGGCCTCGGTTGAGAGCTTGTATTCTTCCTGGGCCACAGCACGGTTCTTCATGCAAGCATAGTAGAACTTGCCCTTGATCGGAGCCTTGAAGATCTGTTCGGCTGACATAAGGACAGCACCCATATCGAGAAGTTGACGACGTTTCAGTTTCATATTTCGTTTCCTTTTTGTTATGTATTAAATTACTTCATTTTGATAATACGTGACGGTTTGGTGTCATTCCTGAACGGAATGTGTCTTAACAGCATCATATCGACATAACGCTGTAAAGAGTCCTTATATTCTTCATGCTGATTCTGGTCGCCGCCGACATTACCATTGAGCATAATTTCGGCAGTAATCGCAATATTCAACCCAAGTTGGTCGCAAACCAGACCCATAAATTGGTCTTCACAACCCCATCGATTAAACAACTCGACAAAGAATTCACCGTCATTATATTCCATAATTTTGCGGATAGCCCCATACTTTATACCGAACCCACAACTATAGAACGGATTGCACAAAGTACCCGTGTCCAGTACTATAGCCCCTTCGCTCGGAACATGATACTTCTTGATACGAGTATCGTTGTCGCATGTATAGAGCACACCGTCGACATTCTCATTGACAAACAACGCCACCAAGAATTCATAATTATGCTGTACTACATACCTATCGCCGTCGAAGAATTCGATTATGTCATCGTCGGACGGAGCAAACTGCTGTATAATAGCTTGCAAACCAATATTACGGTTTTTACTACGGTTGCCAGCAGCCTCGACTACCTTATATTGTAAACCATTGTCACGACATGTGTCCAAGTCGTCTTGTGTCGGCGCATCGAATACGAATACTGTCGGCACAGACTTATCGAACTTCATAATAGAGCTTGTCTGGTTATGGGATATCACAACTCGATATCGCATTAGTACTCCATGATATAGACCTTGTCACCAATTCGAGTAAACAACATTTTTGCACGAGCCAATTCGGTTAACTGATGATTTGATGCCTCACTATCACTAGCACCGGTATTAGGCTCAGTAACTGGATAGAACGTCGGCTTAATATCATTAGAAGACGTCGTGTCGGTAGCACCCCAATAATGAACCGTACAACTGCCCGAATAGGATTTCGTTGTATAAGAAATGAACTTAATGAGTGGATCGTAGAATATGTCAGCATCGATGTGGGAGCCGTCGTACTGCTTCGTTACCGGAGACGCTTGACGCCTATAAGTCGCGTCAGTGCCTTTTGACGTATCACCAATGGTACTCGATTCTGGGCCATTCACACGGACGACATGCAAATTCACCTCGTAGACAATACCTTCAGTCAACGAATTCATATTGATATTCATCTGTTTACGGTCATTCAGCATCCACTGTTCATGATAGTAAGTCTCAGAGTTTTCAGTAGTAGAGTAGTAATCCGATATTGCGTACCAGAAGTACCAATCAAGAACCGTAATACCGTCCTCGAAATTGAATCCAGGATAGTCGTTATACCACTGCTGAGTACAAGTTCCAGTATGCTCACGTTGCATATCATCCACCGGAGCGATAAAGTCGTCCAATGTCGGTCGGCAAGTCAAGACCTTGTCCATGTTCTTGTTCTTCCAACCCTCATAGATATACGTATGGTCATCACCAGGGTGATCCAACGACCAAGCACCACCACCATAAGCACTACCAGACAACGGATTAAAGTCCGTTACGACAGCGCGACCAGCGCCACTACCGCCACCGGACGCCTTTACCTTTCCAAGACCAACATGCAACGTACCATCGAGTTCCTGTTCTTGCTGAACCATGAGCACCATTCCGGCATACGGCGAATCCATGGTATAGTGCTTACCGTCAGCTAAGTCCCTTTCATAAATTTTAGGATAACTATCTATACTCGGCGTAAATACTCGTGACCTTCCGTATGACGTATCCGGCGCTTCGGTAAACTGGAATGAAGCCGGTGTCGATTCATATGCATGGATGGCAGAAGACATCCATATACCTTTATCATAATTTTCGGTGAAAGCCGAAGCCGACATGCCAATCTTTAACAGCATGAAGTTACACTCATTAGTACCATATCCACCAAGCGCCAATCCGCCCGTATATATCATTGGTACATGGCCACCGAATATAAGACCGTCGTTATCGACAGAAATATTCGACGTCCTAAACACCTGGCTTAGATTGTTCCTATTATAACCAATTCCATACCAATACGCATGTCCGAACGCATTGTCGCTATCTCCAGTAAACACAAGCTTATTTTTAATTTCATACTTGTCATCCCATACAGAGGCCCTATTGTCGCACTGATTAGATAGTAGATCCGGACAAGATAGCATATCCCATCCTCTATTCGTTTCCCAACCACCAATACGTCCAAACCACATTACGTTATTAAATGTAACTTTCGGAGTATTTGATTTAGAGTTATTATATGGATAGTTATCACCGAGCAAGTTGATAATCGAGTTTTTGAACGTGACCTTTGGCCATGCACTATAATCACCAATGAAAATGCTGTTTTCGCTACCATTACCAGCAGACTGGTAATCACCAAGCATAAGCAAGTTCTTATAATGACCCGGCTTTTCATATAATTCCAGGTAACGATTAATGTGCGGACGAACGCCAGTATCTACACCAATATAGGACGAATATGTAGACTCGACTTCATTCGTAACAATGCCGTCATCGCCTATAGGTACATAGAATCTATGTGAACCCGGTGCATAGGCATCCATAAACATTCCATACGTCATATAACAGAATCCTGGATCGGACGATGTATATGTCGCACCGGATGCAATTGTTCCACTATCATATGAAATATAACAGCAAACGCCATGCGCATTTATTACACTAGTCTTAGCACTATCCCCAGTTCCCCTAGTAATAGAGTACTTGCCATTACCAATAACGATCGTATGATATTGATCCCAAGTCCAGGCAGGGTCTTCACAAAGCTTAGCGAATTCCTCCATTGTATATACAGTAAGGTTTCCATAACTACCACCGCCTTCATAGGCGCAGTCATTCTTGGTATTGACGTATTTACCAAGCATGATGACATTGGTCGAACCTACAGGTACATTGCTACTATCGGCACCACCCACGATACGTGCGGAACCCAGCTTAACATCGGTATCGTAGAACGCGCCAAGGACATTTTTCAAGTTTCGTGTACTAAAACCACCTGGGGCCATAGTTGGGAAGTAAGACGCTTGGCGATAACTAAAATCTTCAAGAGCGTCATAAGTTCCTACGGATCCATTCGCAGATATCAACGATGAGTCAACCGGAACAATAACTGTGGTCGACCCAGCAATGACTGATTGGGTTAAATTCGATACGCTGGGAACATCCGGTACAATCTTGTACTGTTCATTGTCGTATTCATACAAATCATCATAGTTATTCCGTAGATACTCGGTTACCTTGACACGGCGATAATTATCATCTGGTTTAAGATGCGTTCCGCCAATCAATGCACTGTACCATACATCGCCAACTTGTCTATTAGCGTATCCGCTGTACGCCGGAGATACAATCACAGAGCCAATACTATTCGGAATCTTACTGCTGTATCCAATGCTCATGAGGCTGTTATATGCCTTTTCCACGGTAATATAACTGTCATCCAGTCCAGAATCACCAAGCAATACGGCTCCAGTCGATGTATCGCGCATAAAATAGTCAGGACGATTCCCAATAACGCCATTGTGGCTCAGGTTAATGGAATAGTCGGACGCGGTCGCGCTCTTCTTTCCCATCGTCAACGAATTGACGCCTGAGTTGTACGTTCCGGACAGTCCGGTAGCCGTAGGAAAATCTTGTCCCTCATACTGTGTATACACACCGCGAACTGCACCGTTATCCACAGCATCTACATCAACAAGGTTCTTCATGTAATCATGAGTATGACCGGCCAGCGCATACCTGTCGCCATCATCACCGATACCGCAAGCAGACCCGTCCGAACTCATTTCGTTGATTTGCTTTCTCAGGTAATTAAGCTGGACACCAAGCGTCGTTACCGCATCAGCAGTGCTCGCATTCGCAATCAACTGGTTCTTGTACCATGTAATTGAGTCACTTTCATAGAGGTTATAGTAGATAGATGAGTTATCTACTATTCCGGTGTCAGCGACATTCAAGTTCAGATTGAAATTGAATGTCATCAATCCGCCTTGCTTCATGACAATCGGCGAATCAAGGTCGACAACGCCGAACAGTATCGGTTCTTCGTCACCGTTTACTTGCATCTGGATATGGTGGTCAGAACAACTTGTGTCAGAATCTCCATCGTTATATGAGTGGAGAGTCACGTTGACCGCATAGATACCCACTCGGTTAAACTTGAAGCTCATCGGATACGGGTCAACATTGTTTCCATTTTCATCGGTAATAGCTACGCCGTTTTCATCATAGTAGACAGTTGAACGCCTGGATACATTGGTAAACACACTTTCCATGTTTACTTCAACCGTGTACTGTATAACAGCAACCTTTTCATCATTTATAGACGACTGTACGGTGTAATGAGCCAAGGGGAATAGCTTTGTCGCCTTACATATATTTCTGGTCGCCGGATCGGAATTTACAGCATATCCTTCAAAATTTGCCGGTGCATGGAATCGGTTATAGTTAGAAACACTCTGGTACTGCCAGAAAGTACTTAATTCCTTATAATCATCGAGCATCGACGGTTCCGTAGTATACAGATTGCCTTCAGACGCTACCCAGTCATAGTTGTCGACCCCATCTGCTGTCCATGTTTCAGATTGCAGACTAGGCGGATTCGCAGACACTGATGCACTATAGTTACGCGTATCACTAGACACGTTTGGAAGGCCGGATTTCCATTCAGCCGGTGGTTCGACATTATATTTGCTCGGCTCACCCATGTAGTACAGCGGAGCTGGAATCGGTAACTCTGAATCAACCGGCTGGCTAGTCGACGTATCGTATGACGCGCCATCGAACTGGCAATACTCGGTAACACCGTCAGCAAATTCCTTCAATACAACAAGCTTGTTCGTATCGGTCTCCTCGTCGATATGGTATCGATAGCGAGACATTACGTCGCTGGTGTACATACATTCGTTATACAGCTTGCTAGCGGCGGACTTTTCGATAGAGCTGTCCTCTCGGTCGGTATTGAACCCGCTAGGAACCATTGAGCCTTGGAACAGGTTATAGATGTTATCACCCTTGGATGTCAATACTGACATATCGGTACTGAGAGCGTCGTCGCCGGAATCCCTGAGTTCATCAGGTACGTAGGCCAAGCCAAAATACCCAAGCCAGTACTGGACTGTACCGTCAGCACGAGTCTGGCTCAGTAAATTCAAACCTTTTTTGGTAATAACAGACTTCATATAATGCCCGATTTTATGCAAAAACTAGTTTATAAGTTCCGAACGCGGAACTTATGGCTAGAAACTGCAATCATCGGACATACACGGGTCTCGATCTATCTCGATAGGTTCCTCGTCGGAACTCATAAATACACTAGAACTTGTAGCACTGGCTCCGCCGACATCGAGAGAAACGGTCGCATCAACCGATGTGTTGAACACTACACGTATTCCATCGAATACCACGTTAATCGGTTTGCAACGTCGAATTTGCTCCTTCAGTCGAGTAATTTCTTCGGTTGCCATAAGCATGCTATTGAACGACTCGTTCTCGATAATGTCCAGCTGAACGTGTGGAGTAGGAACCCATGAAACGCTGGTATTACCTTTTCTGAGGTCTTCATCAATCTTCATGCCGACTTCGTCTTGTCTGACCAGTTTTGCATAAGGATCGTCGGTACGTGTCCACATAGTCACCAAGTCACCGACCAACCCAAACGTAGCCATTAGCATATTGATTCCCGGCTTAGTACCGTTCAGCGCATAGAACTGCGGTAAGTGGGCAATAGTCTCTCGAACTGCGGACTCTCTCTCGATACTATTGCGATACACGTTACTGGAACGGATATCGTCAGCCAGCGCGGTAATATCATAACCCATGAACCTAGCAAGATAGCCGATGAGATCAATGTCAATCACGTTGGCGTCTCGTAAGTAGGCCAGTCGCTCGATACGCTCGGCAAGCGGATATCCCATGTCTGGTACGCCCTTGAACGTAGAATCCATGTCGTCGCGAGGAGCTACCGACGCATAGTCGTATTTGGACGAATATTCCAGCTCGACATTCTGCGTAGTATCCAAGTGTTCAACATACGGGTGTTCGAAATGGTAATTTCTTGCGTTTGCGTAGTCAATGAGCAAGGCACCGGTATCGGCATACACGTCAGCGTCAGAATATGTAACATAACGATATTCCACATCGGCGTCATAGTCGTCTGCGCCGTCGAACGCCTCATTGTGAACCATATCCACGGTCATCTTGTCTATCTTGAACGTACGCTTGTCTTTCAATGGAATCCATGCATTCTCGGCGACTCGCCATCCGTGAATTTCGTCAAGGCAGACTTGCTTCAGCGGAATTACGACATCTCCGGACACAAACTTGACTATCTTCCCATCGTCCAACTTATACGGATATTCACCATTTAGCCGTTTCAGGTTGCCGTTGGTAATGATGTATCCCTTGTATATGGACGAACTTTCGTAATTATCCGGTAAAGCATCGGCCAGCTCGACCGTATTAGCATCGATTACAGCTACCACCTTAGTAGTAAACAGGTTGTCCTCGACGGCTGACTGGCTAGTCGATGAATTTATCGAATATACGTAAGTTCCAGTACGGTCTACAATCACGTTGTCACCGGCAGAGAGATTGTGGGCATACTTCGTCTTGATGATTCGTGGATTGTCAGAACGCTGTTCCAGTATGGAATTTGACGTGATATAGGTAGTCTGATTACTCTTTTTATCCCAGTCATATCCATACAAGGTGTACTTAAACCAGCGTCCCATGTACGCGGTCATCTTGCGGTTATGAATGTTTGTAATCGGATAGCTAGGATTAAACTCCCTCGGATCATAGTATATGTCGAACATTCCGCCGTTATGGACAGTCTTTATCGTATGCCATCCGTTAAATGCACCCTGATTGACGTACTGGATGAATACACGGCCCTTTCCTTCATATACTGACGGATTTCTATCCAGCTCGGCAATACGTTTTGTCAAGAATACGCGAGCTACGCCTTCTTCCATACCATCTATACTGATTTCCTTGATGTTGTTATCATCGCCAAGGGCAAATACCGGGTTAGTCACGCTTGTATCAAACAAGTTGTGCCTTGAATATATAGTAGTTGGCGTGATGATAGCGTTTGGCGATATGACCGACCATGCACCAGAATGAACTTGATACAGCGTTGAACCTACCATAACCAGGTCACCCTCAGTAGGATACGGCGGATCATCGTCGTCCGGGTCATGGTTGTAAGCACGGTCGTACTTGATGGGAAGGTCATCTTTATCAAACGTAGCCGTAACTCCAGTAGCCTCGTCATAATGAGTCGTATACTGAAACACATCTGTAGACAAAACCTTTATCTTGGCCGATTCAGTATTGAAAATATGATAGTTCGGCAAAGACGTATCTTCGACTATCGCGCTGATTGTGGATCCGTCAGGCAAATTGTGACCACTAGATTTAATGGTAACAGTCCAACTGCCGTCAGCGTTACGAATAGCAGTCGGGTTGCTATCTATATCTACTTGGTAATACCTAGAACCACATCCATACAAAAGTGCTGGCTCACTAAGTACGTACGCACCCTTTGTCAAGTCAACATCGACTGGACTATTCGCATTACCAGAATACACTTCAATAAAGCCAGATCGAGCCCTAGAATCAACCCCAATTCCATCATTATAGTAGACATATTCGCGCTGTTCCCAGCCGTACTTCAATCGAACGTCATTCACCTTCTTAATGTACAGTGGAACACGTACAATAAACATGTCACCGGAGTAGTTCGGTTTTTCTTCGTAGTCGAGCGTTGACACTGGGCCACTATAAGGCATGTAGCTATTGGTGATTTCCTTATATCCAACAGAGTAATGAGCTATACGGTCAATCGCAAACGCATTACTTGTGGTAAACATGTCATCTTGCGTAATCTCTACCGTCTTGACAACACGATATACGTTTGGTTCGATGTATACGTACTGCCCTTTCTGGTACTCAACCTCAGTTGACTTAACCACATCCGTATCCATCACCAGCAAGCTGGGTTCATCAATTTTAGTCTTCAGCGAAGCGAGCATGTATTTCGGTGTAAAAATATCGCCCTTGTACGACTGCTTTGACACGGCACCCAATGTAATGCCGTTTCCAAGGCTCCTTACGTAGTTGAACTTATTGATGCGACTACTGTCTTCAGCATCGACTACGCGAATAATTGGAGACATGTACGGAATATCCAGTCTAAATCCGGTAGGAACTCGGACTTGGAATCTATTGTATTCATCTACCTTGGTAACTGTAAGCAACTTGTATTCGATGGCATCATCGTCGACCTTGACCGGTACCTCGATAATATCGCCTTCATTTAGCTTAGTAGTCCAATCGGCAATAAGATATGCGTAGTTAGCGGTATCGTCATAATACTCCTCGTCAACAGCCTTGATGTAACCAGCAGACACATCATAAATCGTTACGGATTCCAATTCGCTCTGGTCTGTAAATATAGGAGTATCGAGCGTGACCGTCGTATATCCTTCAGGCCGGTTCATGTTGACGTTAGTAACTTTAGCAATTACCGGACGGATGACTTCACCACCAGTCATGTTGTAGAACACGCTGGACATAATTCGATCACCTTCCTTAAATGCGTCACATCTACCGGCAATTCTGAACTGGTGGATTCCAGTCTGGTACACCTTTCCTTGATACAAGACTGCGTTATCAACTAAATTAACAGAATGCATCATTACGTCGGTAGATAGACCTATCGACGTGTTATTCAAGTTCGTGATTTCATCCGACCATTTGACTGTAGGAAGTGCTGAATCGTAGTCTATTACAAACTTGCTTTGAGCAAGTGGAATTGAAACCAACGTGAGACCGGTTTCAGTCTCGATATGATAGTCGATACCAGACACGTTAATCAAATTTATATACGCTTCGCCCTCATCAAATCGGGTAGACATGTCTACCGATCCGTTCATCTTGTATAACCCAAGCGAGGTTGTGCCCTTCATAATATAAAACAGAGCGTTCTCGTAAATACCAGGGAACACTTCGGTATATACCTTATACATACCGGATGTTCGTTCAATTCGAGTGATACGATACTTATCAACCGACGGCGACATCATGGTGTCAGCCAATTCCATGGTATTGTCGCTGGATATATTCGTCAATTTTGCCGCACTGCTATCACGGAAGTAGAACATGCCTCCCGGAAATTCGCCAGTCCAGCCAAACCCATTTTTTCCCGCAAACTTGATGTACGTATTGTACATGTCTCCGGTTGCGTTACTGAGATTGTAATAATCAACGTAAATATCATCATCCACACCGTCCATATCGACATCATACTTGGCAACTCCAGTTGATGCGACTCGTTCGATGTTTGAAAGCTTAATAGTAAAGTATACTTCGTAAAACACTACGGTATTCTTCTTACCGCCATACCGACGTACAACATTTCCGACATCAAGAACCTTGAACTGCAACGCCGTAGCCGGATCGTTATATGTATCCGTAAACGGGTCTTGGGAAGCACACATCGGATCCTTCACCAGTGTGTTCGAGTCCTTCACGTAGTAATATGCAACTTTCTGAACCGGAGTCATCTTACGATACTTCACGTAGACGATATCACCATCGTCAAGGCCGCCGTCACCGCCCATACGTTCCTTCGCCATAGAGATGGAATCTTCGACCTTGTCAAGGTCTACCTCTATTTCCCTCACATATTCGGCATTCTCGTTTCCGACAATATCGTTACTCTTGATATTGTTTCTCGGCACCGATAAGTACATTACCGGTTCGCCACGGTCACATGCAAGACGGAACATACCGCAGAGCGATTCCATCATCCGCATCACTCTTGTACAGTCGGAGCTGGAACAAACTTTCATCAGTTCGAACTCATCCGTTACCTCGACATTACGGTATGCGTTATTGATATAGTCCGACATGACCTGTAAGAAAGTCACAACGTCTGGTTCAGAGTGAAGGAACTCCGGTAAGTAACCGACGAAGTCAGTAAATCTGTATTGGCCATTCTTGTTGTAAACTATCGGATTCATGTATTACTCCGTGAGAAGGACAGAATCGAGCGACACGGTAAGGTCGATATCCTCAACCGGCACGATAATCTGTACAATTTCGTTGTCGTTGGTATACTTGGTAATGTTTCCGTTTTCGTCGATGAGGTTCTTGGTGACATAGTATCCAAGCACGTTTCGAACGAGCTTGATATAGTTCAGTCCATATTTCATATAGTCGTACAAGGTGTTACCGCCTACCTCAGACATCGAAATAATAGTATCGGTATCCTTAAATGTTACCGAATCTGGGCCAAGTTCCCATCCCTTGATGGCTGTAATCAGCTCAGTAAGTTGCATGACCTTGGAGATTTCACCCTTGTTGCGGTATTCGTTAATCTTCTTCTGAATCGGCTCATACACCTGTTGCATCAGCTGATCCCATATATAGGCTACAAACTTGTCTATTTCCATGTCCGTAACACGTTCCATGTGTCCGTTAATATAACGGTTATAGTATTCTTGCACACGGCCTTGCATGCCAGTCTGGTTAGGAATAGTAAACGTCTCGGTCGATGTCGTCGAAGTATTCGTTTCAACCAGAGTGTATTGCAACGTGTAGTTGAATGGATCCATCGTGATAGAGCCAGGAACGATAAATTCTCCGGTCACGCTACCGAGCCAAGGTAAGTTAGCGACGTCCAACGAGTTGTACGCCGTGTCGACCGGCGCGAACGTAACGTCAACACCAGCGACCTCGGTAAGAGTATGGGCGATAGCCTCGATTCGTGAACGGTAGATAGGAGTAGCAAACTCGGTGTTGTCACTGAGATACTTGTATATCGCGTTCTGGACACGTTCCTTCACGTCAGTAAAGTTGTTGCCACGGAACAGTGTAATGTCAAGGTGACACTTCATTTCATGTACACTAGGATACACGTAGTTGTGGAAACCGCCGCCTACCGTAATCATACCGCGCTGATTTAATGCAGTCATGACGGAGTAAAGCTCGGAACCGGTCTCGACGAAGTCAAGCGGAGTCAATTTTGCCGAATATACTTGGTGATCCAGGTCGAACGTCGGCATGAATGCCGCCATAATGCGTTCCTTCTGGTCTCCGGTTACACCGTTGGCATCAAGAATGCCGTCAAGCTGTGTAGCCAAGTATGCATGACCGACGTCATATCCCTTCTTGGAAATATCGCCATAGTCGTACTGCCAAGTGTACATCAGTCCGTTAATCTTGAAGCCATCAAGGAAATACTCGTTAGACGTGGTAGGATAATAGTTATTGTCCTTTCTACGGTACAGACTCTTCAGCACGCTAAAGCGAATCTGGTTCATGAACTTCGCATCGATTCCGCCATTGGGAAGCTTCGTGTTCAGAATGTCCTCTCCGTATGCGGTCGCGTACTTCACGTCGGCGTATCTACGGAGGAAAATCTTGTAGCTCATACGGTTCACTAGCTTATCGAGCGAGTTGAAGATGTACGGTGCGTCAGATTTGATGGACTCTATCGACTGGATATCGAGACCGCTACGAATATCGGTAGTCAATGCGATGTTCAAGTCGTCAAGAGTAATGTCGCTTTCAGTTCCGTCGCCCTGGGTAATGACAATCTTCGTGTCGTTGGTGGATAGGACGCTACCAGCCACGTCGAGAAGGTTTCCGCTTTCGCCGTTGGTTGAGAAGTAGGTCACGTTGATAATGCCGTAAGGAATAGCAGAGTTCAAACCATCGCCGAACTTCAACTGCACATTGCCATCGTTGGCTGTAGTGATTTCCACCGAGTAGTTGTCGGTGTAGTTGTCCTGTCCAGCCACAAACTTCTCGATATCGTTCAGCACGTTCTCCTTGGCCGGATCAATCAAGCCACGACGAGAGATGCGCCAGTACAGCTTGTCGTTGATAACCACGCTTGGGTCTACGTTGTCCATCAAGGTCGCGTCGGAAGTGACCGTGGTGAAAGCGGCGGCGCGGTGAGCCACGTTTCCGTCGTCATCGAAGTTAGGATCGTTGTCGCCGAAGTAGTCGCTGAAAGTAGGGTCGTTGATAAGGTGAATCTGGTTCTGGGTAGATGAAGATACGAGCGATTCCGTCTTGAACTGACCTTCGGCGACGACAGCCTTGCCGGACACTAGAGTCATGAGGCCGGTATTGTTCGGATCTGAACTACGGTTGTAGTAGAACTCCATGTCGTCCATGGCGGTAAGGGTGACACCGCTGAGAGTGAACTCGGTTCCCTTCGGAATACGGACTCGGATGCTGTTGTACTTACCAGTCTGCGTCGCGGCGATACCGATGCCGGCCTTTGCTGGAACCGGACGCCTTACGCTGTAGCCAAGCATACGTGCGTTGGCGTAGATAGACGGAATAGAGTTGGACGACGGCTCCATGAACGCATTCATGAAGGAAGATTCTGCGTAGTAGCCCATTAAGTCGCCAGTACCGGCGAACAGGTCAATCATCAGTCTGCCATAAGAGCTGTCCGATGCATCGGCGAGGCTTCCGCCCTTGGCCTTCATAATGGTAACGAGCTGTTCCCTTATCGATTCGAAGGACAGCTTCGCATACTTTCGTTGATCTAGTGCATTACTCGCCATATCTATCCCAATTTAGTCGTTTGCAGTTTATCAGTTCTTGGGTGCGTGCCAACTTATAAACTATACACCGAGGTACAGAATGCCAACATTAAGTCTACATCTTTCTGGCAATGTGAGAGCTGCCAACATGGTAGTTCCCAATTTCAGCGTCCTAGCTTCGGTATCTCATCCCCTGTGGAGCGACAGGCTAGGCGGATTCGTCGAAAGATCCGAGAAGGCCCAGTCCAACCACCCGGACTTCTCCCATGACAGCAGACTAGGCGCGAGCAACTACTTCCGCGCAGAGAACGCATTCCGTGACCACGAGCGTTACAACATCATCAGCCGTGCCCAGGTCAACAGACAAGGCACACGATTCAAGTACTACACCACTACGATGAACGCCACGTCGGACAAGCTGTTCCACGAGGACAACAACCGCATGATCGACAGAATGTTCGACATGAGAGCCCAGATTACGTTCAATCCGCAGAACGAACTGTATGCTCGTTTCGGTATCCAGTACACTGCGAAGACGGAAGTCATCATTCACATGGGTCTGTTCCTCGAAAACAACTACCGCAGTCTCCGCGAGCACGGAGTACAGCCCCTTTGCAGTCCGGACACCCACAACCCAATCTGGTATCAGAGAGGCTACGAGAAGTTCTGCTACTACGGCTACACTGCCGCGCAGATATTCCCCAAGGCCGGTGACCTCATCAAGCCTGAGTACAACAACATCCTCTATACCATAAACTCGATTACGGACGAAATTCCGGAATTCGAGTACAAGTGGCACAAGTATTTCTGGAAGCTCTATTTGGACGTGGCTATCGACGACGGAAAGAAAATCAGCGACGAGGTCATCAACGACCCGAACCAGGAACATTTCATCGACATGCTCCTCGGTCGGAACACGCTCGGAAAGACTACCGACCCGAAAGACGCCAACGTCAAAAAAGCAGAGAACGGATACGCATTCGACGTGTCCAGCACAGTTGACGAACTCAAGAAGGACGTGCTATTCCGTCCGCCGGAAGTCGACGACTGCGTCGAGGACATTTCTGGCGACCCAAGCGACCATCCTTGCGGAAACTTGCTCGGACAATGGTAAAAAGAAAAGGCGGATTCAGCATCCGCCTTTCTTAATTTTACAGATTCGACTAGTATAACGTACGTCGCGCAGCGTTTTTCAGCGAGTTAACGTCATCCATGTAGTTGTTCGACGCCATCTGGTTACGCTGATTGATGCGGTCAATCGCGCTATGCACTAGCTCCGGAGTGAACTTCTCGTTCTTGCTTCCATAGATAACCATGTCGGCGAAGATGTTACCGATGTCGGCGGCGGTCACGTTAGATTCCATAGCATACTTGAGCTCGGCATCGAATTCCGGCGTATTGAAATCGGTGAGCATGTCCGGATTGACGAGCTTGTCGTTATACTCGAAGAGGTAACGGAGAGCGTCAATCTGCGGATAGCCAATCTCTTCCATCTCGTCGATACGACCGCTACGACACATGATGACCTTGTTGATCTTGGAAGGGTCATTGATGGTAGCGATGAACACGTAGGACACCTGGTCATTCTTTGCTGCCTGGTTGAGGTTGTCAAAGAACTTGAGGTAAGCGCACACGGCGTCGTTCTTCTCGGTAAGCGAACGGCTGTCCATATCGTCGAGGATGATGATGCAACGCTTAACCGCCTTAACGTAGCGGAGCATGGAGTTCATGATGTCCTCGTTCTCGACCACCATAGATGTAATCTTGAACGTACACACGTCAGGGAATGCATTGGAAATCTGCTGTGCACCAATGGTCTTTCCAGTACCCGGCTGACCGGCGAGTGCGTAGCATCGTGACAGTTTCTTCTCGTGCAATACGGAGATAGCCTTGATGATATGCGGAATTCGGTCTGACACGTACTTTTCCGGAATAGCTTTCGGGCGGATGAGTTCAACCAAGTCGCCGTCCTCATCGAAGGTGAACATGAACTGTTCCGTGTCGATGTTGTTGATGAACAGCATATCCAAGAAACGGTTGATGTTTTCGTTGAGCGAGCTGATGTCGCTTCCCTTCATCTCCTCGTTGGTCAGAGGATACCAGAAGTAGCGGACATCTCGTGACGGATAGTAGGATTGGAACGAGTCATCGTCCATGTTCGTGTTCACGTTCTGGATCAAGTAAAGCTTGACGTTGTCGAAAACCAGTTCGAACACGGCGTTCGGATTCTGACGCTGGTTGTTCTCCTCGCGCTCAATCATTTCTTCGTACTCGTAGCACAAGGAGGATCGTGAATCGTTATCCTCGTCGTCCGGGTCAGCCGGACGAATCTTTCTGATGGCGTTCTTGATGTTGGTGCGCATCGGAATGATGGTGTGTTCCTTCTGGTCGATGGAAGAGAACCACTTAATCGGTTCATTGTTTTCACGGTGCATCATGTTCACGAGTGCATAGAGGCTACCGAGCGTGAGAGTGATGGAATCGTTATTTCGTTTCTTCTGCATTTCACAGAGGTCACGGAACTGTTCCATCGTGAAGTTCAGACCGCCCTTGAGAATAGAATTGGCAGTCATGTACATCGTGTCGCAGTAGTCCCAGTTGAATGTGATGTGCGAACAGAGGTTGTCACCGATGGTGTAAAGGGCCAGACAGTTCTGCAAGAAACCGGCAATCTTGGAAAGTTCGGTCGCACCGCTGTGACGGGCAATGAGGTTAATCATCGTACAAGAGAGCAAGCAAACCTTGGACAAGTCGCGGTTCTTGTAGAGCTTGCAGATTTCCTTGAGACCTTCAAGACGGCTCTTGCCGACAATGGTAGACGGAATAGTAATCTGCGGAAGAGCACCGACAATCTCGTCGATGGTCTTGGTCAGCTTTTCGAACGTGTCAAGAGAAGCGTCGTCCTTCTTGGGCTGGTCGCCCCACAGCATGTCGGCGTTGCCGTTACTGCTAAAGCTTAATCCACCTAATCCAAAGTTGTTGATGATGAGAGATGGTTTCATATTTTCATTCCCCTAGCGAAATTTGCTTGAATATTGCTGTAGCGAATAGCTTGATTCACGTTAAGGCCGGCAATCCATGTATTCATTTGAGTCCACTTATAACCATAGCGAATACGCTTGTACAATCGGAACGCAATTACCGCTACCAGACCAGTTATCACCACAGATTTCATGGTTAGTCCTGTTTCATCGATTTCTTGATTCGTTTTACCATCTGGCGAACTACGTTCACGATGATAATGCCGTACGCAACGTACTGCACCTTATCCAAAACCTTGATTACTTTGTGCAACATAAAAACCTGCCTTTTAGACAGGTTTAATTGTAGAAAGAATAAATTTGAATTGCTACCAAAAACTGTCAATTCAAATGTAAAAAGATTTTAACTTTGCAAGTCAGTCATCATGAACGGCTGTGCCGACTGTTCCTGCAACATCTTGAAGAGATCCTTCCATTCTTCCTTGGCGTCGTTGTAAATCTGGGGCCCGTTGACCTTCGCGCCGCCGGGAAGAGTGATGTCGTCCTTCTTCAGAATCTTACCCAACTGCATCTCGGCACGGGCCACCGCCATGTCGCAGAACAGCGGATTCGCAAAAACCTCATATTTCTTCGCCTTGACATACACTGTAGCCATGGCGATACGGTCGGACTTCGGAGTAGGATACACTCGGAGAATGTGGTCGACCGGATGCAACTTGATATTGTACTGAGTACCGACGAGCTTCTTCACGTCGTTAAGGTAACGGATAGCACCGGCATAGGTCACCAAGTCGAACTGACCGAGACCACCGAGACCAGCACCGCCGACACCCATCAGCGATTCTCCGGGGCCCACGTCCCAAGCCATCATCGGCGAGAACGTGTTTCCGTAGGAAGGCTGGACGTCAATAACTTCCATGATTTCATCCGGCACACGGTACTGGATTATACCGGCACGCAGATGGATCTTCATGATGTCCTTGTATGACGCCTCATCCATGTTGATACGATAGAACCACTTGAGCGTATCGTTAATAGCCATGTGTATATGTCCAAGACCGCCACGCTCCTCGACGACCATTTCGAGTTCCGTCACGGGATAGCCCATCCTGGACTTCACATATTCAACCATGTCATCGGTAGTAATGATTTCCATAGTATCTCCACGCGATTAGGCAGTGAACTGGCTGTACTTGTAGATGATAGTTGTCATCGCCTCGTCGAAGTCGGCGAAGATGTTCTTGACGCCTTCGGAGAACTTGTCGTTGTCGAGACAAGCCTTGTTCATGTGGGAATCAATCTTCTTCAGGAGTGCCAAGGCGTCGCTGTCCTTGAGACCGGCACCGGCGCTGACCTTGGGGAAGCTCTTGTCGCAAGGCTTTCCGCTAAGAGCGATATAGGTCTCGGCGAGCTTGTCGCCAGTATCACGGCACAGTTCGTAAGCTTCGTTAAGGAGCTCGTGCTTCACGTTCTTGTCAGTATTCCAGTGAAGCTGGTTGAGCACGTTAGCCTCTACCAGTAGCCACATGGCCAGTTCTTGCAAGGTATCGTAGTCGTGACCGATTCCGTCACTGGCTTCCAGCTTGGGACGGTACGCCGCAGCGACTAGCCCAGCCTTTGATCCACAAATTTCGGCAATAGATTCAAGGAAAATCTTCTGATAAGCCATTTTCTGCCATCGATTCTTTATCTGTAGGCAGTTTATCAGTTGTTACCGGGTGCTCCTCGCGGAACTTGGCGGCGTACTTCATCACCCAGTCCAAGTGGGCGGCATCACCCAGGTCGTGACCGGCCTTTTCAGACTCGATCCACTTATGCTTCTCCATTTCCTCTATCTGGAGCTGGTTGTATTCCTTCAGAGTTAGCTGTTCAGACATAGTGGGCCCCCTTATCTATTAAAATAGCTTATATTTTTGCTACAGTCAAGAAAAGACGACTTGTCGTCCAAGTCGTCCTTTTTAAGCTATGTTACAGATGTTAGGCTTCTGCGGTGGTTTCAGCCGGGGCCTCTTCCACCACTTCTTCGACCTTCTTCTTTCGCGTAGTGCGCTTCTTGGTGGCCACCACGACGGTATCGCCAGCTTCCTCGCCTACGGAGATTCCGTTCACGAAGTCGCCAAGCGGAGCTACAGCCGGTTCCACTTCGACCGGGGCCGGTTCGTTGGTCTCGGCTACTGGTTCGGTAGGAGGAGCGAAGAACATCGGGTCGAGCTCACCGCTGGCCATCAACTGCTTAACGAACGCCTCGTACTCGGTACGGATGTTGTCGAGCATGGTCTCGTTGAACTTCTTCTCGGTGACGGCGTTGCTTTCCGCCGCCTTGATTGCCATACCGGCACGCAACAGAGCTTCCTCGTATTCACGAGTGTCGGACTTCTGTGCTGGCTTGCCGTCAATGCCCGGAGGAGGCAACGTCTTCGCACTTGTAGCGGCCGGCATCTTGAGTTCAACCTTGGCGACCTTCTTGGGAGCCACTGGCTTGTTTTGACGAATAGGAGTCACCTTTAGTCTGGAAATAAGATCAATCATCTTTTGGTTTCCTCTTGAAATAGTCCGCATACGGGTGCGGGTTAGTGTTAGTTTCTTTGACGATGTTGAACGTCTTCTTCACGTCGTCGTTATGCATGTACTCGTCCGGCTGTTCCTCGCGGAGAATCTTCTGCACCGAGCCGAGACTGGCAGGGCCTTCCAATTTGAAAGGCTGGTCGTCGTACTGACGGTCTTCAAGGAAGTTCTTGACGGCGTCCATCGGCTTCAGCTCAATCTTTGCGTTGGGTATGGGCGGAAGTGTCTGGCGTTCTGAGCGTCTTCCCTCATCCACCTTCTTCTTCAGTAGAGCATCGAAATCCAGCATCATTTGACTTCCTTTGTCTCCACGGCGAGCATAGTCTCGGAGAAGTTTGTACGGACGCCGAACGCGCCGTTCTGTCCTTCGTTATAGAGGACAAAGTAGAACGAGTAAATAGTAGAATCGTCAAATGTCATCTTCGCGCTTACGAAGCGATGGTACTGCGAAGTCGTGTGGTAGGTGAAGTAAAGTCTCTGGTCTTGGATACCCCAGTCGAACCAGACGCTTTCAGCCGGTATGACGGTCCCGTCGGACAGAGTCACGTCATACGGATTGAATAGGTACTGGAACACCGTGTCGACAGACGGATTCTTGAACTGCAAGGTCGCCTTGAACGTATACGACGACTCAATCTTTCCATCCTTATTGTCGCCGAACCAGTTAAGGATCTGCGACCAGTCGGTGTTCGGTGTATAGCCTTCCGGAGTATAGTTGCCGTTGCCCGGAGCAATGTCGGGCACGAACTCCCTAGTATCGGAGTTCACAGCAACGAAGTCACGGTTGAGCCCGCTGTAGTCCTTCTCGACAGAAGTGTCCTCGTCGAAGTTCAAGTGGATTAGGTCAAACGACGGAACTTCTACTGGACGGTTCACGTCACCTACGACAATCTCTTCCCATTCGTAGATGGGAATTGGAGCTCCATCAGCGTCAACGAGGGGCTTGCCGTCCGCATCCTTCTTGTAGCCCTTCAGAATAGGGTTGTAACCGGCGATGGGGTTTCCCACCTTGTTGTAGCCAGTGACGTCGTTGTAAGTCAAGTCGTAATGCTTCATCGTCTCGTCGCCCCAGTACTCGTCACCATTCTCGTCGACTTTTCGGACGAGCGTGCGAGTGAACGACTTCAGCAGAGACCATCCTTCGCGGATAGACGGCTCGATAGTTTCCCAGAGCTGTTTCTTCTGGCGAGCGATTTCGTCCGGGTAGACGAACACTTGCAAGGAATCTTGCAGTACGTTCGCCACGTTGAAGTTCATCTGGGCGTACTTGATGATTGCCGGAATTTCGTAAGGACGGTGCATCACGCCGAGTGCCTCGATATTGTACGTAGTCTTGTAGAACTGGTACTCGTTGCTGGTGTTCTGCTTCTCGTCATCGATCTGCTCGCTCCATGAGGCCAGCTTGAACGGAATAGGACGCTCAATTTCCGGAGCGAAGTCGAATTCCTTGATTCTCACTGCGCGGTACGTGTTGAAGTACGCCTCTATCTGTTCCTTCAGCTGGACATAGTCAGACCAGTTGTTGGATAGGCAAGTCATCTCGAAGTTGAACTTGAACGGTGTCGGCTGGATATCGCGGATGAACTTCTGCATCGACGTCGAAAGGATTTCACGCGCATAGCAAGGCTGAACCATGTTGGCGTCGTCGTGCGAGTTGGACGTAAAACGGAAACCGATGATAGGAACCGGCAACGGGTCCTGAGTCGTCTGGGTAGAGGAAACGTAGTTCGCGAAGTTGGCGTTGTTGTGCGTAATGATAGGAACCGCGACAGTACGGTCGTAGTTCTTGCGTTCATTGTCCGTATACTTGTTCACGCGCAAGTTGTTGAACACGTCCATCAACGCAATCATAATCTTTTCGATTTCACGCACGTAGTAGTAAGGAGTCATTGAACTAATTTCCTCATATGCATGTGCAGTTTATACAATCGGAGATGCTCCCGACTTATAAACTGCGTACATAACCGGATGAGGAATCTACAATGCGTCAAGCGACAGATCAAGAAAAGTATTTCATCTACAGGACAAACAAGCTGGCCAACGAAAGCAACCAGCCTAAAATCGAGGGCGTCATCAAGGCGTTCGGACTCATCCGCGACGTTGACACCACGTTGACCGACGATGACAAGGTGAAGTTCGAGGCGATCGACGAACTGGAATCGTTGCGTGGCGACACAGAACCGAAGGTTTTCCTAGAATCACTTACACGCGACGCATTCAAGTGCGCCGGTAAGGAAGAGTTCGGAGAAGTCCGCAAGAGTCTCAACTACTACCGCAACTGGCTCAACGCACAATCGGTAGTGTAAAACGGTTCAAATTTTCTTCAATTTCTGCTATGCACTTATTGTATTCATACCGTTCGAGGCAGTTCTGAATGTCCCCAAGGGTTTCCTCAGTGGCCCAGATGAAGTTGGGCTTCCCACTCTTGGATGACATGCTGATTTCTTTTGAAGCTTTGAGTATCTGTTCAACAGTCGGGCATATCCTTGACCAATATGACGGAAAACTCGGTTATGTCACCTTTAGTAATGTCATCGTTCATGAAGAATGCGTCATGTCCGCTATCCGGCCAGTTGACACGGAACGTTATTACTGGCAATGTACCGAACGGGTCGATAACGTATTGTGAACCTCCCAATAGGTAGGTTTGGTAGTAGAAACCGTTAGATTCGAACTTGGACGTATCAAAATAATTCTCGTCGAACCCGAGCTTATTCCTGTCGCTCCATGAGTTTGCCCTCTCCAGTGCGGCCTCGTATGCGGTCTGATACGGAGTGGTATTGTCGTACGTGGCGGACGGTTCGTATAGTTGGAAAAGCGAAATTCTCAGTTCATGAGTTGTTTTCAGGGCGTCTATCAGGTCTACGATGTCGTCGTACTTAGGGAGACGGCATCCGTCAGGTATATAATCCTTCACCGTGTCAGCCGTATACCAGAACGCACCGTCTTTTTCGGTATTCCTGGAAATGCCGGTATCTTTCCCGTTCAGCAACGCCCGTTCGAGCTTGCCGCGGGCCCCGTCGGCAACCCATGTCACGCCAGCCGGAACATATTTGAAGTTTTCCACGGTGAATATCTTGTTGCCCACAATCACCGTGGCATACTCACGGCCATTCTTGTCCACGATTCGTGGGTCGAACGGTTCGGGACCTGGCCCTGGTGGGACTGGTGGAGTAGGGCCGGGTGGGACTGGCGGTACAGGGCCGACCCCGCTATTGATAAGATCGTCAATTTGCAGTAACCGATTATTACGGAATACACATATATTATATAGCTTTCCCATATCGGTCAGTTTATAAGAAAGCGCCGAGAACACTTCTCGGCGCGGTCGGCTAAACGAAAAATGCCGTCCGTCGACGGCATTTTTTATGTTTCCTCCTTTTTTTGAGTGTTCAACTACTGAATCTGAAGCTGTTTCACTTCCGGTTCAGCCTTAGGTTTCGGCTCGACCGTCACGGTAAGCAAGCCATCGGCGTACGTCAACTTGGCGTTGCCGATATCCTTTTCGCTTGCCAACTCGGTGCGGAACTGGGTCTCGGTCTTTCCGACATTGCGCTTTGCTTCAAGCAGCAAAGTGTACTCGCCGGAGACGGTAACCTTGACGTCTTCCTTTTTCACACCAGGCAGTTCCACATAGAACGTATCGGCCTTTTCGTCACGTTCGGCGCGAATGTTCGGCGTACGATACTTGCCAGTACCGCCTTCCAACGACTTCATCATGGACTGGATCTCGTTTCCGAGATTGCAGAAACCGTTAGCAACATTGGATTCACCGAAGTCGAACGGATCGACACCTAAGAAGTTAAACACAGCGGGAAATCTCATATTCATTTTACAACTCCTTTGTAGTTATTAAATTATTTCCTTTGCCAATACATAAGCAAAAGTCGTGCCAAAAATAAAGAAGGCCGCCTCACGGCGACCTTCCAGGTAGGGCAAAAGGAAGAAAACCCCTACCTAAGCTTGATCTGGTCTTGATAGTCCTTCTGCTTGATGGGCTCGTTGCCCCATGCGCTAGCAGTGGTGCAGATGGACAGCTTGAAGTTCTTCAGCGCGTTGATGGCGTCGTCCTTCGAAAGCTCCTTCTTCTCCTCAGCGGCGGTGCGGTCTTCCTCAGCACCCTTGCCGTTTGGCTTTTTATTGATATCATACTCCATTCGACGGTAGTTTTTCTTGCCACGGCCTGGCGTATTGTTGATAGGATCGGCGTTATTGCGCTCATCATTGAGATATTCGTCCTGTTCGGCGGCGATACGGTCTTCAGTATGCCAGTAAGTCTGAGTTTCGGCGTGCTTCACATACCGTTCGGCGTTGCCGGACTTGACATCGCTCAACTCAGGGAACAGACTCTGGGTCTGCACATAAATGTCGTGTTTCCAGTCTGGATGGGTATCGAAATTCGTTCCATACATACCGAGTACGTTACCGCTGTCAATCTTCAAGGCCATAATAATTTTCCTAGACTTTGCTTGCAGTTTATCATGTGCGAACAAAAAAGAAACTGCCGACATTTCAAATGCCGACAGTTAACGTCTTATTATGAAACTGGCTAGGATGCCTTTTCCTTGTCCTTTTTCTTCTTGGCGGCAATGATACGCTTTGCCTCCTGGATGGCCGATTCCTCGTCGATGCCTTCCTCGTCCACGAGCTTCTTGGCGAGGTCAGTCACCTTGGAGTCGATGTATGGGTCAACCTTGTCGAGAATGTCCACGGCCTCGGTCAAGTCGTTGTGCTCGATGGCGAGGTTTCCGTTGATTTCATCCTTCTCGCGCTGTTCCTCGCGTTCAAGGACACCGGCATACTCGTCGATGTTCACGCAAGTATGGAGAATGTTCTCGTTCAGCGAAGTGAACTTGATGTACTTGGACTTCTTCTTGAGATCGGTGACTTGCTGCATGAAAGCACGAGTCACAATCTGTCCGAGGTAGTAGTACGGATCCTTGTTCTTGGAGTTCTCGGCCATCTTGCTCGGATCGAAAGAGTGGCAGTACTTCAAGGCGCAGAACTGTGCCCTGGCATACATCTCTTCCTTCCAAGTGTCGGTGTACTTTCGCCATGACATCATGCCGGCGGTCTTCTTGATAACCACCTGGATAGCGGTCGCCAAGTCGTCGGATACCGGATAGCCCTTTCCGTACAGCTCGACGTCACGCTTGTGTTCAAGGAGAAGTTTGGTCAGGTAGTCCTTGTCAATCTTGTCATACTTCATGGACGCGACAGTCTGGCGTCCCTTCTCGTCGAATACGGCAGGGTTTGCTGGGCGCTTTTTAGGGCCGTTAATGTTGTGATTCTTCATCAAAACCTTCAAAGTCTTGTCTAATGCTTAAATTACATCAAACTTCCATCACGGTGACAGTAGAATTGAATGACATACCAACTGGGAACGCATCCATATCGGGTGCGTGGACATTCATCGTTATGTCAAGGTATCCACTGGTCGGAATATCGACGACTGTAGTGTAGTTGATAATTGTGTACGGTACGGTATGATCCCATGTATATACGTCGGATTCATCGCTACCTACCTTAATGGTAAATAACGACATCGAAGTGGATTCCATGTAATTCTTCGGAATTAAATCGAGTGCAACATGTACTTTTACCTTCGATACATTATCAGGAGTTTCTACGCTAGGAACCTGAACAATCAATTGTCCAGCACTTACCGTTTGACCGGACTCTCGCCTAGTTCTTATAAACTTCGGCTTTTCTTTTACATAAAGCTGTCCATCGTCGTTGACCGCAATGGTTTCATCATCAACCGAAACGTATATCTGATCATTCTCGTTGACGGCAAGACCGCCCTTGTCTACAATTTTAGAACGGGCGAACAGCTTTCCGTCAGCAGTAATGCCGAGAGATGCGTCTTCGATACGAAGGCTCACTATTCCATCAGGGCTGACCGTAATTGCGCCAGCTTCTACGCCGGTACTTCCTGTGCCATGACACACTGGGCACACTGCGCCGTCTACTGAACCAGTACCGCCGCATTCATCACATTCCGAGCCGGGAGGACAGTCGAGATGATACCCATTTTCATCCTGTACGTAATTCTTGTCAAAGTCACCCATCGGATATGGCAAGCGAACCGTAACACGGCGGTCGTTCACACTGAGACTCGTTACTGGAAGCCAATCGCGTTCGGCATCCTCGCTAGTTCCTTCCTTTACGCTAATCTCGTATATTTTTGTCAGAAGCAATTCTGCTGCCATAGTTATCTCCTTAAAGCTTCGCCGTCGTCCGTACCAATCGGCATAGAACCAGACCAAGTCGGATCGGTGTACTGCATATCATCGTCGGTCGCAATCAGTTCGACCAAGTCGGTGATGATACAGTTATCGCCATTGTTGTAATACTTGTTGTATTCGGCCACGAACTGACTCTTGGTCATGGCCGTAGTGTAGTAGGCTACGGCGAATAGATGCGGCATTCCCTGTAGATATCCTTCTGGACACTTACCACTACCGTCACATACGGGGCACTTGCTTCCTTGATAGATGCCAGTTCCCTCGCATTCCTCGCACATGTCGCCGACCGCCGCAATGTTCTTGACGGCGTCGTTCATGTCTTCGCAAGTAGTCCTCAGTTCGCGTTCGTAGTCGTGGCAATGGGCTAGCAAGTTAGTAGTGCATGTGATTCGCCATTGCTGATAAAGTGTAGAGCTGTCAAGGTTATGCGTAATCACGCGCTTGCCTTCAGAATCCGTAATCACAAATTCCCATCGGTCGTCGCACAGTCCGAAGCTGTCCGCACCGTCACCGCTTGCGATGACACCGGTAGTCACCTTGAACCAGTCGTGCTCATTCACATCGACCAAGTTCTCGACGGCCACGCCTTGCACGTGCAAATGGTACACGTAGTAATCCATGCCGGTCATTGGAGTACCGGAACCGATATAGGCATACAGATGCCAGCCGTCCTTCTCCTTGCGCCAGAACTTGATTGTGAATCCGTTCTTGTCGCCACTGCTCGTGTATTCCTTCGTAGTACGCAAGTTGTACAAGCGCGGAATGTCACAGATACTGGTACATGCCGGCGAAATGATGCATTCCGGTTCCTTGACGTACTGACGCTGTTCGACGAGGGTGAGACCGAATTCGACCTCGAAATCCTCGTTTGGACGTGTACAGTCTTCCTTGGAAGGGTCACCGACCGTACGGCCACGGTTACCGATAAGCGAATCCTCCTCGCCAGTACGGATCTGGTACTCGGTAAGGATGAACTGGTTCTCGGCAGTATTCGGTGCGATTGACGCACCGCTACAAAGGATCTTCACCGTTCGCTGTAGATGGTGCAAGTAGCAAGTCGGAGTCAAGTAGAAGTAGTCGATGTGGAACACGCCACCGCACTGACAGAAGTCGATATCGTTCTGCACCACGATATTGTGGGTCATGTCGATGTTGGTTCCGGAGATATCGGATTCGACAACGTCGCCGAGCTTTTCCCACTCGCCACACTTGACAAGATAGATTCCGTCCCCGCCGTTCTTCTGGCTCAGCAAGGCGACAACCTTACCCGGCTCCACCTTGTGACCACAGATTGTGCGCGTACCGCACTTGTACGGAACGTCGTCACGGCACACGTAATCGACAGGATAGCTGGCCTTCGCGCCCAAGTCAACAAGCACGAACTCGTTCACCGGGAACGGCACAGTTTCCTCGTGACAGTTGTCAGGACATTCGGCGATGATGTACTCGCCATAGGTGTACGGATTGTAACCAACCCAGTTTCCGGTCTGCACTACCCACAATCCGTTTTCAGCTTCGATGAGCTGGTTGGAAAGCCAGACAATATCGCCTTCGTACAGCTGGATTCCGTTCAGCTTCAGCTGCCCAGCCTTGTGAGTCAAGTTCTTGTTGTACTTGACGCGAACCATCGTGTAGATGTAAGCTTCGCACACGTTGCGAACCCAGTCGCCGGCAGTGACGAACCAGAGTCCGTTTGTCATGTATGCGTCCTGGTTATCGAGCCATACCGGGAAGCCGGTAGTCAAGTCTACGGTCGCTTCCTTGTCGTCGATGTTGTACAGCACGCCATCCTTGACGACTTGCAACGAATCGTCCTCGTCGTTGGACAAGGTAACGAACCCGCTCAGGTTGTCGATGTTCTTGTGATAGACGTAATGGTTCCTTTCGTAGAACGACTGCGACGGCCTACGGACAAATATAGTCTCGCCAGTGCGCGGGTCTGCTTGCGGATTGCTTACCGCGTTTCCGCGTTCGTCGACGTTGTCGTACACGAGGGACATGGAGCCGGTAGTGTAGCACATGCTCTCGTTGGTAAAAACTTCGGTAGAGTATGCTTGCATCTCTTCCGTACTCGAATCGTACTTGTAACGGATCAAGTTCAATCCGGTGGAACCGTAGTTCTGGTTGCCGTAACTGAAATAGAGTTCGTACTCACCGCACGGTTCTGTTCCATTGGGATCCATGGCAAGCATGCCTGGGAAAACGGTGAACGTGGCAGTACCTTCGCCGTTCTCGTCAATGTCAAATTCGATGCTGTCTGGCGGAACAACGTATTCGGTCTCGCCATTATACAGCTTCACGCTCAAGCCGGTAGTGAGGTTTCGTCCATGAATGACGACACTCTCGCTCTCGGTTGTCTTCGTGGCAAGATTCTCCACGAAGTCAATCATCGGATCGCCTTCGAACGCAACGGCGAACACGTCGATGTCGACCTGAGTATACTTTACGTCGCGCTCGTCGTAGTCGTCGCCGTCGTAATCGGTAGTTCCCACGATGAAGTTAAGGCGGAACTTGCGGAACGGCTCGTAGTCGAGGCGGTATACTTCCGGAAAATAAAGGAAAATCGATCCGTAGGATTCTATCAGTACGAACTTGTATTCGTAACTGCGGTAGTCGAGTTCAAGCGACCGGACGGTGCTTCCGTCATCAGTAGACACGGTAACCGGGGTGTCATAGTCCGACACTCCAAACTTAAATGTATAGTTACCTAATTCTACTGTCGGAGTCGCCATTTTGTCCTACCTATTGGCCATTGTTCTGGCCAGAATTTCCAGATGAAATGTTCTGTACCTTCAAGATGTACTTGTTGAGGACAGCGACAACCTTAACCATCGCCTCGCTCAACTCGGTAGCCAGACGTTCACGGCGTTCGCCGGTAATCCAAGTAGGAAGCCATTCCTCCGGATGTTCCAAGGTCAGGCAAGTGTACTTGAGAGTATTGACGACTTGCGACGCATTCTGCGCACCGTGTTCGGCAACCATGCTTCCGTCCACTTCCGTCTTGAAGTTTGCCATCTTCTTGAGGTTCGCTACAGCCTCGCTCTTGCTGACACCTTCCTTCACCTTTCGGTTCATCTCGTCGAACGCGGCCATGTTCTTCTGGTAGGCGTCCATGAATTCCTTGGAGCCTTCGATTCCCATCATGGCCTGATGAGGAGTGAAGTAGTTGTTACCACGAGGAGCAAACCCCTGCTGAACCGGTTGCGGTTGCTGGTAGTTCTGCTGTGGATACTGTGGTTGCTGGGCGTATTCGTACTGCGGTTGCGCATACTGCTGTTGCGGTTGTGAATACTGCTGTTGCGGAACACTTCCACGCGGGGCCAATGATGAGTAGTTTGCTGCCATAATTCCTCTACATGCCTAGTTTATATATTCTGGGCAGGGTATAGTCCACTATTAAACTATATCAAAAAAGCGCCGGGGTTTCCGACGCTGTTTTTGGGTTGAAATTTGACGGTTCTACGAGAACTTTCCGATGCCGAGAGTCTCGTAAGCTGCGACTTGGGCCATAGCGTCGGCAACGTCAACTTCGTCGTTAGCGAATACCGGAGTATCGGTAGCCTCGCAGACCATGTTGGGTGTCGCGATAGGAACTCGCTGTGGCTTCAAGCCCTTGCTCAAAGCTTCCATCTTGATTGTCGTCTGGGGCTTTTTCTTCTTGGGCTCGAACGGCTCGTCTCCGGACAGCGCGAAATCGATGCTCTCGCCGTCGTCGGCATCAATAACGTCAAGCTTGGCGTCGTTCATGTCGTCCATATGGATTGCATCGAGACGGCTGTACACGCTGTCCATGTTGACCTTGCTGTCGTCGGCGTCGAAGTCGATGTCGCATAGATGTTCGTCGTTGGACTTGAGCTGGATATATTCCATGATGCTGTCGGTGGTGATGTCGCGGATATCGGACTTCATGAAGTGATCCTTGACAACCTGTACGACAGACGGCTTCATGCCCTGGGCGAGCTTCAAGATACGGTTTTCCTTGATGGCGTCGTTGTACTGCTCGTCGTTCTCGCGACACTTCTTGACAACTTCACTGAGCTCCTTGTTGAGCTTGTCGCGTTCCTCGGTGATACGCTTCAGCCGTTCGGTAGTGGTATTGTTCAGAGTGATACCGGCACTCTCAAGGCAAGCGGACATGGCGCATAGCACCTTGTACATCTTGTCGTTAAGCGCATTGGACTGCATCTTCGAGATATTCTCGGCGACCGCCTCGGCAATCATTGTGTCAGCCTTGGTGGATACAGCCTCAAGCATCTTGTCGACTTGCTTACGCTGCTTGTCGCTGTCACTGGCGGAAGCGGCACTGAAGGCCGACTCCAGCTTTGCGACAATTTCCGGTGCGATGCCGGAAATTTCTTCCTCTGTCAAAACTGAACTTAGTTCCATGTCAATCCTCGCAAAGCACTAACAAGTCCAACCTTGTCATACAGGCCAAGACCTAGTTTAAAATTATTACAATTAGAGTAGCTGTGAGCGATTTCCTGACCGTAGCGGTTCATGATGGAGTCAACCGATTCGACCAGAGGTCGAGGTTTGCCAACAGACTCAACAATTACTTTCTTCTTGCTCTCGACGGACTCCTGACGGGCCGTGAAGATGGCCGGCTGGCCGAAGGACGGGTTACCGACAACGTCAATAGTAATCATGGTATAGTCGTCGGCGATTTCCTCGTGGTCGCCCATGTTAATCGTGCTTCCGGCTCCACGCAGGGAGAATCCCGGATGATATCCGCCACGGATGAGCGCGGCAAGTTGACGACCGCATTCGGTCTCTTCCATGACGACCATTCGAACCATGAGGTTGTTGCCTTCCATCCACAAGTCTTCCACGAGGGCGCATATGCTCATCAAGTCCATCTCGAAGATCGGGTAGTCCTTTGCACCGCCTTCGGAATCGAGGCGAGGATGGTTCATGGAGGCGGCGAGACGACCGTAACGGATGAAGTCGTTCTTCAGTCGAGTGGCCTCACGTTCGATGATGCGCTTCGGATAAGCACGATTGTTGATTCCAGGAATATCGCACTGGATTGCGATGCCTTCAATAATCAGACGCTTGACAGGAGCACCAAAGATGTCCTTACGGTCTATAACATTGGCTTTAGAACCTTCAAATATAGCGTCACCATACAATTCAGTTGCCATATAACGCCTTCCCCTCGTTACCGATAGATTCCATGATTGCCGTGGAAGCCTTGTCCAGCTCAGCAGACCAGCATGACTCAAAATACGCACCGATAATTCGTTTCACGGCGGCGGAGTCGTTGTTCAAGATGCCAGTCAATAACTGTTTTGTGTCCTTGGTATTCATTACTGCTATCGATCAGTTATGCAGTAGTTTATATATTATTTATCAACATTTTTTCAACACATACACAAAAACAAAAGGCAGTGGATTTCTCCACCGCCTTTCGTAAGCTTATTAGGCTACCAACCGATTACCAGTTGTTGTCCTCGTAGCTGA